CCAATTCAGGCAGGAAAACCCGAAAACGACATTCGGGCTTAACATTGCTGGTGGTGTGGCTGGAACGGCACCATTGGTTGCAGCAGCGCCAGGGTTAATGGGCGCTTCGCCGGGTGGGTTTTGGGCTAATACCGCAAAGTCGGCATTAAGCGGCGGCGCTATTGCTTTGCCTGATAGTGCCATTCGCTCGGACTTCGATCCCAAACAGACGGCAATCGGAACAGGCGTCGGCGTTTTAGGAGGTGCCGCTGCTCCAGCAATATCTAGAGGTATTGGGTACGGGGCTAGAACTTTAGGCGGCTTTTTTGGTATTGGCAATAAATCTGCCGTACGGCGAGCGCTTGGCGAAACAGTCCGGCAGTCGGGCAAGACAGTTGATGACGTGGCAGATGATTTGGTTCGCGCAGGCCGCGACGGCCAACCTGATTACGCTGCTGTCGATGCGCTCGGACATTCAGGGCAGCGCCAGCTTTCAGGTATAATGAGGCAACCAGGCGAAGCACGTTCAGAAATTACTGAAAAACTGCTCCAGCGCCAAACAGGCCAAGCAGGAAGGCTTACAAACACGCTTGCGGAAGGTTTCGGCGCACCCGATACGGCGCTGCAAAGGCAGACAGCCTTGACAGCAGCAAGGAAGGCCGCTGCAGACATAAATTATGCAGCATCAAGAAACAGTAGCGGTGCTGTCGATGTGCAGGGCGCAATTGACTATATCGATGATATTGTTCGGCCTGGTGTTCAGAGGATAGCCGATCCTGCTGACGACATTGCGGGTGATGGAATAGAAAATATTCTGAGCCGGTATAGAAAAAGAATGACAGACGGGCGTTCTGTATTGACAGACTACAACCAAACATTGAACCTGAAGATGGATATTGGCGATGCTGCAAACGATGCTTTCCAGAAGGGCAAAGGAAGGCTTGGCTCGACATTAAAGAAAATGGCAGACAAACTGGACGAAGCGCTAGAAGCGTCTAGCCCAGGCTACCGCCGTGCAAATGATACATTCAAGACGCAAAGCCGTGTTATCGATGCGATTGACGACGGTGCAAAAATTGAAAGTGGCCGCGTCCGGTTTGATAACTCAATCCCCGCATTCAACAAGCTGACACCAGCACAAAAGAAGTCATTCCGCGTTGGCTATGTCGATCCCAAAATTGCAAAGATACAAAACGCGTCTTCGTCACCGACAACGAACAAAGTTCGAACGCTGCTGACTGAAAAGACAAAGCATGAGTTTCCAGCTTTCGCGGCTCCAGGCCAAGGTCCAAAAATGGGCAGGAGGATCGCCCGCGAAAAGACTATGTTTGACACCGCTCATGCAGCGCTTGGCGGTTCTGCAACTGCTCAAAATATCAATGATGCAGCGGCAGCGGCATCACTTGATTGGAACGTGTTTGCGAACCTGTTTAGCGGCAGGCCAGGCGCTGCGGTAATGGGTGGGGCCAAAATACTCGGCTCCGCCATGAAGGGCAAAAACTCAAAGGTTCGTGACGAAATAGCCAAAGCGCTGATGGAAACAAACCCTAGTGCTGTTAGAAATATGCTTTCAACCGCTGTGCAGCAAAACCAGATTTCCACTGAAACATCCCAGGCCATCATACGTGGCCTGATGCAGGGCAGTAGTTCAGCTATTCAAGAGCAGATAAACAGCCAAAAGACATCAAGGCTGCGTCAGGCCAACTAAACCAATCAATCTATTCAAGAGGTGATCACATGCCAAGAGACGGCTCAGGCGTTTATACGCAAGCGGCAAACACTGCAGCGGTGTCCGGCGATCCGGTTTCATCGTCCAAGTTCAATTCATTCACGGCTGATATTGTCTCGGATTTGAACGCGGCTCGGCCTGTCACGGCGGGCGGAACGGGTGCGACAAGCGCGAGTGCGGCACGAACAGCCCTTGGCCTTGCTATCGGAACAGACGTTCTGGCGTATGATGCAACAATTGTCGTTGATGCAGATATTGGAGTGTCTGTTCAGGGGTACGATGCAGACACGTTGAAAGCCGACACATCAGACGACCTCACGGTGGGCTTCACTGCAACCAGTTATTCTGCAGGGACTAAATCCAGCGGCACATTCACTCCCGATCCCGCAAACGGGAATTTTCAGCACGCTACCAATGGCGGCGCTCATACACTGGCAGCGCCAACCGCCACAGGCTCTTATACAATCGTCATAGAAATCACCAACAACGGTAGTGCCGGGGCCATCACCTTGAGCGGCTTTGATGTGTCCGATGGGGATGACTTCACCACAACCAATACTGACTTCTTTCAGGTGTTTATCACTAAAACCAATGGCGGCGTTTCTTCAACCACGAAGGCTATGCAGTAATGAGTGTTCCGGGATTTATGCCACAACTTAGTGGCGGCGGTGGCGCTGCCGCCGCTGTTGTTTCCTTTGAAAGTTCGGCTGTCGATGGAAACTCCGCCACCATTTACACATTCTCCGGTGTGGCATTGGGGGCTGCTGCTGCTGACCGATATATAATTGCTGGTGTGTCTGGTGACTCCGCTGGTGATACCACAATCACAACCGTGACAATAGGCGGTGTGGCGGCTACCGAATTGATGGACGGTTCTAATAGTCAGGCCAATATGGGTTTTTTCATTGCTGCCGTCCCAACCGGGACAACGGGAGATGTTGTCGTTACTTTTTCAGGTTCCAAAGCCCGCGCCGGCTGTGCTTGCTGGAGAGCCACTGGTTTGGCCTCACCCACCCCACACGCCACCCTTCAGGACACTACATTGTCAGGTGCTGTTTTGAGTGGAACAATCAATGTTCCTTCAAACGGTTTTGTTATCGCGTATGATGCCTGCGATGGGACGATCACTACAACATGGGTTGGAGTTACAGAGGACTTTGACGAAGCCAGAGATGGGACCAACAGGTATCATTCAGGCGGTTTCGATCTTGTGCCGGGTGGGGAAACTGGGCGCACTGTGTCTGCCACATACGCATCTGCACCAACAGCCCAAATCATGCAGGCAGTATCATTCTCTTAAAGGATTTCAACATGCTCGCACTTATCAAAGACAACACAATAATCACAAAGGTGAGAGAGGGAAACTCAGTCAGTCTATTGAACGGCGACAAGGTGTCTCCCGCTCAGGCAGGCTGGACAAACTCAGACGGCTATTCACTCGCCACCATCCTTGATGCAGACGCCATCCCGGATGGGAAGCGAAGCACTGCAAAGGATGTTACGCTTATTTCCGGCTCACCGAAGTGGATCCACACCCTCGAAGACATACCCGCACCATCCACAGACCCTATTGACTACCCGCTGAACCCGGCACAGTTTGAAGCTATCCTGTCACTGATCGGCATTACAGTTGACCAGATCGATGCGGCCATCGATTCAGTCATTACCGATGCAGCGGCTAATGCCTTCGCCAAAGCCAAGGTTCGTAAGGCTACATCATATCACCGCGACAATGCGCTGTTCGCCCTGCTCACGCCTGTCATGGATGTCACAGCCGCTGAGATCGACACGGCATGGATGCAGGCAAAAGACTTCCGTTGAAATGCCCGATCTACCGGGCTATTACAAAGCGCTGAGAGCGATCCCACAACATCACAGGTGAAACCATGGCTATGAAAACAAGCCGTGAGGGGCTGATTGAAATCGCTTCTCATGAAGGCATTGTCACGTCTCCATATCGCGATAGTGTGGGCGTCTGGACGTTCGGAATCGGGCACACATCCGGTGCCGGCGAACCATACCCAAAGACCATGCAAAAGGGTGTTATCCGTCCGATTGCCGAAATCATGGATTTGTTTGCAAAGGACGTTGCCAAATATGAAAGGCGCGTCAATGCAGCGTTCAAGAAGAAGCTGACGCAAAAGCAATTTGATGCTGCCGTTTCCTTCGATTTCAACACCGGGGCGATTCACAAGGCGTCATGGGTGAAAGACTTCAACGCAGGCAATCCAGCCGCGGCAAAAAAATCATTCATGAACTGGCGAAAGCCCGCGGAGATTATACCGCGGCGCGAGAAGGAGCGCGACCTGTTCTTCAAGGGCAAATATTCCAGCGGTGGCTATGCCAATGTCTATTCAGCGGATTCATCTGGAAAGGTCCAATGGGCAGCAGGCAGACGGGTGCAGGTGTCAAAACTGATCGATGCGCCCACAAAGCCCACACAGCCAGATCCCCTCGATCAGATCACATTGACACCGGACGATCTAAAGATCGAGCCAGTGAAGCCATCTGTAGGCGTGTGGGCTGTTCTAATCAAATTCATCGCATCAATATTCAGGAGCAGAAAATGAAGGGTTTCAGAACAACACTATTGTCCGGCATTGTCGGCACACTCGGTATTCTCGAAGTCGCTGATTTGTCAGTTATCCCAGATCGATATGAGGGCTACATCACAATCGGCATTGCCGTTTCTGTGTTCTGGCTGCGGTTGATCACATCCACGAAGATCGGCAAGGCGTCATGATCGACATTCTCACGGGCGGATCCGGGACGCTGACTGTGATCGGCGCAACCATCGCCGCTGTCATTGCAGTTGTCTGGCGTGTGTTCGTTGCTGGCAAGAAATCCGAACGCGCCAAGAACCTCGAAAAATCCAATCAACAGTGGACTGAAGCCGATGAACTCATTCGAAAAGCTCAAGATGCTCGCCGCAATGCTCGCTATGGCGCTGATAGCGGGCTGCACAACGACGACGGCTTCAAAAGGCCCTGATGTGTCAACTGTAGCCTGCCGCTCGTTTGAGCCGGTAACATGGTCCGATGCGGACACACCTGAGACAATCAAGCAAGTCAAGCAGCATAATGCCGCGTGGACGGCTGTGTGCAAGGGGAAATGAAAAAGACCGCAACTAAAGGATGTCTTTCCAAGATTTGTTGAGTTGGATGGCACTGACGTTTTGTCGGCTAATGCCATAAATCTCGGCAAATTCTCTCTGATTCATTCGTTTCGTTCTGATATCACGAACATCGTTTTTGGTGAGCTTCGCGTTGCCCTGATCTTCTCCACACAGCGAGTTCCCGCGCCCCTTGTTTTCACGGTCACGAACATTATCAGCATTCGTTCCGGGAAAGAGGTGTTCGGGGTTGACGCATCCAGGCGTGTCGCACTTATGCAAGATGCACAGCTCGTCCGGTATCGGGCCGACGTGGATTTTATAGCTGGATCGGTGCGCCATTTGCATCTTCCCGTCGATTTTGAACCGCCCGTAGCCCTGATTGTTCGTACATGCCATCCAAAGCCAACATCCGCTCATCGGCTCCGGCATAACCTTCTCATAAAATCTTTCCATCGTGTTCCCTTTCGTTATGGTAACGTATTTATTATAAACAGACGATTGTCAAAAGTCTTCTAAGAAATAGGATTGCCAATGACCGACGACGATTTCAAGCGATCAATTGAAAGACGGCAATCAGCAATTGAAGCTGACGTTGTGGTTTTGAACAGATCACTCAACGCGCTATCAACTGCGCAGTCAGTGACAAACGTCCGGTACGAGCAGATCAAAAGCGATCTGGATTCTATCCGCAAGATTCTGAACTGGATCGCCGTCATGGCGCTCGGTGGTTTTGGCGCTGCATTCATCAACTGGGTTATCAGCGGAGGGCTTGCAAGTGTTTCTTAACTGGCTCGATCGCACAATCACCACACTGGGCGTTACGTTCACCATCATTCTGAGCATCTGGGTTTTCTATACCGTCGGGCCGTGGCTCGAATCCAATTATTTCCCCGTCACATCGAAAATCACATTCGTTGAAAAATATGAGGACAAAGGCAGGACGATATTCCGGTTTCAATACGAGAAAAAGAGGCAATGTGAGTTCAATAGTTTTGAGTGGTTTTCAGGCAGAACATTTAAGGAAAACCATTCGCCAAAAAAGATGGGCAGCAAAGAAGTCACATCAAACCCTTCCGGGGAAACCTACATATCAAGCATGTGGGTGATAGACGCACCGATTGACGAAACATTCAACGATCCGCTCATAGTCTGGTGGCACCAGTGCCATCCGTTCTGGGAAACCAAGACGATTATTTATCCATGATGCCTTCCGACAAAGAGCGCATCCGCCCGCGCACTGACATTCAAACCGGAAAATACGAGCTGGCTATAGACGGCACGGTGATCTATCAATTCACATCCGTAAACGAGTTTCATCAATTCCAGCTTGAGTGCATGTCGGCTCTTATGTGGTGTTTGGGTGATAAGCCGAAGGGGTAGGTTTACCGGGTAATGACCTAAATTTATCATGTTGTTGAGGTTAACAAAATGATCCCGCCAGACAACAAACGAATCCGCCCGCGCACTGACACTACCTTATTGCATGGGCCCTATTGACTGAGTATTGCCACCTCCTTCATCTCGCCATTTGTCCCAACTCAGGGAGTTTGTGGGCGTTTGGCGGGTGTCAATGTTCCTTGTCTTCCGTATCGTGTTTGTTTTGGCGGTCAAATTCTATCTCCATGCCAGTTTTGAAATCGATCGTAGGCTTGTCCAGCGCTTTTGCATATCGGGCAAGGGTTTCGCAACAGCGTAGCAATGATAAGCATGGACCCATATTTAACGGACAGGCCGATTGATTCCGGTGAAATCGAACGCATAACAATTGCCGCCGCAAGCATAAGCCAAAAGGCTAATATGAACCGTGTGCTTTCCTTCACGCACTTTCCTCCTTGTTCGCCAGTTCAAGCAATGTATCGGCGTGGCATGGATCGCCCGGCTTGCACCAGCATGCGAGGTTTTTGCCGCGCAGTTCAGACACGTCTATTTTCTGTTCCTCTAGGTATTGGCGATGACCATCTACAGCGCCAATTTGGCACTGCTCAAGAGAATACCCTAGAGCAAGGCAATCAGATATCACCATTGGGTTGCCCCATTTCGAAGGCCGGGCGACATTCACGGCATCAAGGCCGTTTGCCGCCTTGCTGGCATCCTGCAGGTTGAATCCCTTTTTGCGGGACAGTTGAAGTCGGATAGGTTTGTCACTCACGCGCTTTCCTCCACGATCTTGACCGGGTGGCCAAACTTGGGGTTAAATTTGTTCATTGGGTGTAGCCCTCACCGTTGCAGTTGAAGCATGTGACTGAAATGGAAGTATGCGCTTCGTGCAAAAAACCCTCCCCACGGCACTCTGGGCAAAGGTATGTCGCGTGGCAATCTTCGCAGAGCGGGCCATAATCACCCACGCACATTTCATCCTCTTGGCATCTGCCAGTTTCGGAATCACATTCGATGCATCGCTGTAGGTTCACCATCATGTTCTCCATTCCAAATTGAAAATCTCACGCGACAAGATCAGCCGCATAGCCTCGCCTGTTGCATCCTCGCCTTTGTCAGACCAAAGCCCGAACAGAACCAAAGCAACATGGTAAGGATTGACTCCGAGATTGCGCCAAAACTCCAGTTCGTTCATGCCGCTTTGTGCGCGGTGCCGATCTGGTGACAACGGTAAAGCCCATCTGTCTGATGCCTTGCGTGATTTGCCCCGCCCGAAGTGGCCGTAGTTCGGCTTTGCATGGCTCAGGTGCGCGGCTTCGACCGGGAATGTATGATCGATGATGCAAGGCAGATCATGCAGCCATGACAGGTAGTCTTTGCGCTTTACTGGAGCCGTTGCCTTGGACGGCGTGAATTGGGTTTCCTGTGCGCGTATCCTGAAAGCCATCAGCCCACCGCCTGCGAATGATCTGCAGCAAACTCACCGTGATATTTTGCGACGGCTTTTGCACGGGCTTCGGCTGCTTCTTCGATTGTGTCAAAAAAGCCGAGATGTTTTCTTTTGCCGTCTTTATTGATCCGCGCATGCCATTTCTTATCTGCTTTGTTGTAGCAAACGCCGGGAACAACCGCTGGTATTATTTTTTTTATTGACGCGTTGTACTGATTTTCAGCATTTGTACATTCTCGAAGATTTTCCCATCTGTTGTCAGCCCGATTACGGTTAATGTGATCGACGTATCCTTTCGGCCATTTTCCAGTCATGTAGAGAAAAGCAAGGCGCGATGATAGGTATAATGGCCCATTAATCTTTATCTGTCTGTACCCTGCAGTGGAGACAGCCCCGGCCACGCTATTTTTTTTTGCAGTACCTCTCCGATTTACTTTCCACCAAAAATTGCCAGTAAATGGATCGTATTTTAGAAGCGACTTCAGCCTCGCTTGCGTCAGTGCATCTTGGTTTTCTTGTGAGATTATGGGCATTTCCTGTTCTCCTGTTTCAATCTGTCAGTTCAACGTTTCTGTGCAAATACTGTCGATACAATCATGAACTTTTGGGGATATAGTTTCATCGAGCAGTAAGTGCATCGTTTCTTTATCGTCACATAGCAGAGATATGACAGTTGCAATTGTGGCTATCAATGCAGACACGGCATCTTCTGGGTCGCCGCCAGCATCGTGAATAGTCTTGATTATGCTGTTCGTTGCATCGTCAATGACGGTGGCGCATAGATTCTTCATTTCATCGGTCATCAACTAACGTCCTCCTGTTTGCGCTTCGCTGTCCTGCTGGCGGCCTCTACGCGCCTTTCTTCACGGCGCTTGAACCAATCAGACCAGAACGCCTCAAGCTTGCCTGTGGCCTCTGCCTCGGTCTCGCCATAGCAATGGATGGGCAGAAAGCCGAACCGATCCGGCTGGCCTTTTGGCTCGGCGTGATCTGGATCAATTGCCTTTGGTGATGGAAAGCCTGTGTGTTCCGTTTCCTTGTCGTGGTTCGCGAACGGCACGCGGTATTGTGCGAGCCAACGACGGGCGGGAACGGCGTTCTTGGATTCCCATGTGACGATTGTTTTGGTGTCAGACATTTTTCAAATCTCCAGCTTCACAGCCGAGAGCTTCCGCAAAATACGCAAGCGCATATTCAGCATCATGCCCATCATTCAGGATTGCGCGGACTGACTTGCTGACCTCTCGGGCGGCCGATTTTGCAGGCTCGGAAAAGCCCTTTATTTCCGGCATCCAGTTCGTCTCGATCATCTTGGCATTGCCAGCGGATAGATTGCTGAACATGTCCCGCGCAAAATCGATCAGCCGTTTGTTTTCATCGGCTGGAATTTCTGCGGGTGACGTGGTGGCAGGAGGAGGAGAACCACTGTCACCCGCTGCGCTGGCAGAGCTATCAACGGAGGGAGGGGAGTCCTCACACTCTGCTTGCGCGTCTGTTGCTTGGGAGGAGGTAGCAACAGATTCTTGTTTCTTATCGTGGAATATCACCCCATGTTCAGCGCCCCAGGCTGTAACCAATTCCATCAGATCCGACATTTCATCTACGCTCAAATCGCTGGATGATTGCCCGTAAGGGACAACGCCGCGTTCATCGAGTGCCGGGAGGAATCTGGCTTCGCGACCAAGGGCATTCAGAAAAATAGCTTTCCATTCATCTGTGTTGAACTTCTTCCCGCCAAGTGCGCCTTGCTGTGCAACATCTGACAGCATGGCCCACATGCGGTCGTTCTGCGGCAAAGTGCGCTTTGATGACTTGAATTCAATCCTTGTGTTCACGGGCGCTTTTTGAATCCAATGAACAGCCTTGGCCCTCACATCATCGCTATTCAGGATAAGCATTGCGCGGGCCATTTATGCGGCTTCCTTCAACTCGTTGATTTTGGCCTCAATGTCAGCGAGAAATTCCCGCACACCAGATTCCAGTTCAGATATGGCCGCATCGTCACGAGGAACGCGCTGGACGTAGAAACGATACTGAGGCGGCAACCGTGGGTCATAAGACACGAAGTCGCACCAGAGGCGCTCTGTGCAGGCCATTTGCCATTGCATTTGCTTGATGTAATTCCCGGCAATCTTCTTTTTGATGATCGTGTCAATGTGCGTTGATGTGTTCGGGCATTTGAACTCGACCAGACCATCATCATCGACAAGACCATCAGGAGACGCGCCAGCCTTCTCAATCGTCGGGTGATCGACAAAGGCGACTTCTGTCACGTTCGCGTCACGCAGGAAGGCATAAGCATTGCGGGCGTCCGGCTCGATCTCATTGCCTCGGGCCATTGTCGCATTGCTGAATCCTTCACTTGGAACACCCGATAGAATTTCAGCAATCAATTCGCCCATATAGGTGTCGCGGGTTTTGCCCCAATTTTTGCCGGATCGGTCACGCGCCATCACGTCCGATATTCTGGAAGCGGTGACTTTGCCTGCCCGCATTTGGAGCCATTCTTCTGAACCTTGGATTATCTCGGTCACTGGTCCAATCCTTTCAGGTGGAAGTAGACGCGGTGACAGGCAGCAACATCAACCATCGCGTCGTGTGCGCCCTCAAGGTCTTCGTCGAAAAAGTGCTTGATGCATTCTTCAAGCTTCGGAGCTTTTGGTTTGTTGATCCCTGCCGCAATCATCCTGTCAGTTGGCGGTAGATTGATGATCGGCGAGGCTGCTTCCATTGTGCAGAACATCGGTTTTGTAATTGGCCTTGTTGCCTTGTAATGGCGAGCAATCGCCGTTTCCATGATCTGCTTGTCGAATGCGATGTTGTGGGCAACAATCAAATCAGACCGATGATACAAGTGAGAAAATGCAGCCATAGCGAATTCTATACCGACGCCAAATTCACATGCTTTTTGCGTCGTGATCCCGTGGATTTTTGCCGCCTGTTCCGGTATATCCACATCATTGTTGACGATGAAATTGAAACTTGAAACAACGTCGCCTTCATCCTCGCAAAGCTGCGCGGCAAGCTGCACCACATAGGGCTGCGTGGGGTCATCAACAGCGCTACCCTTCTGATAAAACCCGGTGGTCTCGGTATCAAAAAACATAATCATGCGCTTACTGCCTTCTGTTCTTTCTGGTGGAGCATTCCAACGGTTTCGTTGAACCGGGCAGCGGGTAGGAACTTCACCGCGTCGATCTTTGCCCACTTGCAGAATTTCTCCACGTCTGAATTGGTGTCCTCAAGCAAGGTGAGAATTTTCTTCAGTTGCTCTGGGGAAACGGGTTCGCCCGCGCCATCGTTATCTTCACCGCCAACCTGAATATTCAGCAAAGCGCAAGCCGTGTATCGCTTGCCATATGACACCGATGACCCAACAGCCTGCACAGCGTTTTTGCTGCCGCTCTTGTCTGCTGGCAAAGCAAGTTCTGTGCTGTCGTCATGGCCTCCAGCATGGCGTAATATGGCTGTGACTGTGATCGTGTCGCTGGTCACGTTCGTTTTGAACGACAGGCCGAAACCATGCCGCGCAATCACAGGCTGGATCGCGGCCTGAATATCTTCCCACCGCCCATAGTCTCCGGTGTTACTTTTCCCAAGCCGTTCGACTGCTGGAAGTTCTGGCTGCATCCTTGCGAAGGCCGCGTTGAACTCAACTTGTGCTTGACGCTCAAACACACGTTCCTGCATCTGCAAAAGGCGTTCCATCTTGTCGATATCGACGGCTGGATTCATTGCCGCCCGCTCGATCATGGAGACGATTGCAGCGACTTCGCCAACCTGGGCGGGCTGTTCTTGCGTCGCGATTTCTTGCGCGGGCTTCGATATCTCAATCGAACGGTGCGCGATTTCTTCAATGTGTTCTTCGGTGTTCATGATGTCATCCTGTCAATCAAAACGATAAATCCAAATGCGAAAGCCCAAAGGGCGGCCAGGGCGCACAGGTCTTTGAAGACCTGGTGCTTGTTCTCTGGCGGGTAGGGGTTGCGGTCAATGTTCACGCTGCAACCTCCCGCAAATGATCGGACAAAGCCGCTTCAAACCGTTCCCTGATATCAACATCAGCCAAAACGGCAGTGGACAGACGGTTGAACAATTCCACAACAAAAGGATCATCGTGCTTGGCGTGAATGCTGATATCTTTTTCCTGCCAGATATGGTCCTCAAGGCTGATGCCTGAGACAGTGAACCCATAGCCCGGGTCTTCCGTCAGGCCCGCTGTGCCGTTGAACAGGGCAACCGTTGTGCTGCCAATCTTCAGCGGCAGTTCTTCGAATTTGATTTCTGTGTCGAACGGTATCATGATTTTTCCCCCTTCAAGACTGGCGCTTCATAGCCCATTGCTGCGGCAAGCTGCATGAAACTTTTATGCGCTTCCTCGCAAAGTATAAATGCTTGATAGCTCTGAACATCGTCCATATTGTATGAAACCAAAAGGCAGTCAGATACGTCCCTGGCCTTCAGTGAAGCTGTGATTTTCTCCATTGTCGTCATAATCTTGTTCTCCGTTGATAATCACAATGTTGCATAGGCAGCAACGCAATGCAAGCGGAAAATGAAAAATAATCATCCGCAAAAGAAATCCTATGGACAAATCCAATTTATTTTGGCATTGTTGGTTATCGATGTCGGGAGCGCATGGGGCCGCATCGTGTGTTAAGTTGGAAGGTCGGGTTGCGCAAAGGTGGATGGTCACCGTGGAAAAACCATTGGGTAACAAGCAACCAACAAGGGATTCTGCACCCTGCTTGTTGAGGCACACCAGCCAATAAAAACAGTACATGATGCGTAGGTGGGACGACCCGTCATATGGGTTGGCGCTGATGTGTGTTAGAAACCTCACCTCTAAAGGTTCCAACGCGCACAGGAAACCAGCGGTCGAGGTTACTCTCGGTCGGCCTGGGTTTTCTGTGCTTATATTTCCTACATAAAGCTTCCAACCCCCTCTTTAAGAGCCTTAAAGGATTATAGAATACTGACTCTCAGTATAGTATAGAGGTATAATGGTTTTCCATGATAAACACACAGGAGCGGTTATGCACAAACCATGGTTAGAAGAAACCGACGGGCGCAGATTGCAAGCGTTCATTGGCGCACGAAACATCCCCACAAGACACATAGAGACACCAGAAGAACTGGTTTTTTTTGCATCAGAACTTTTTGAATTGCCAGAAATCAGGACGGCAACAATTGCCCAGGCTGTTGAGGCCGTGTCTGGCATGAAACGGAAGGATCGACGCAAAGCAGCCGAGCGCAACCGTTCGCGGCTGATGGAAGAAGAAAACCTGGACGACGAACCAATGAGCGAGATTGAGCAGCAGCTTGGCGAACGGATGCATTAATTTTGCATTTCGACAAAAACACTATTGCCAAGCGTTGCCAGCTATGCAACCATGCGGCATGAACACATCAGCAATTACAGAATACCGCACCAAGCGGAAGCACAAAATGTCAATGGAAGCGTTCGGGCGGATGTTCGAACCTCCGTTGAATAAATCAACCGTGTCAAGGTGGGAGGCTGGCGGAGTTCCGGCTGAACGGCTTGCTGAGATTTCGCGGATTACTGGAATTTCGGTGCGGAAGCTCAGGCCTGATATTTTTTATGGGAAAGGATCAGATCAATGACCAGCGTCAAACCAAGGCGATACTCGCAGGCTGAAAGAGCCAAGATCAATCGGCTCAAGGATGAGGGTATGGAAATCAAGCATCTTGCCGAGATGTACAACACAACACCAAAGCTTCTGCGCGACAACATCAGCCGCTGGAAGCGTTACGAGGAAAAACCAAAGCCGGACCAAAAGGCGGTTGCATCAGCCCTTGGAGTCCATCTGGTTGATTATCATCGTGCGCGGCGGGGCTTTCATGTGCCGGCACATTTGAATGACGAATACACGGATCTCCTGAAAACGGGAGTTCCAATTGTTGAGGCAGGCCGTCAACTCGGTCTTGTCAGCGTAACGGATCGCAGCTGAATAGAGAGAGGATTGAGAACATGGATTGGACAACAAAACCATTACCCGCAATCAACCAGGAAGGCATCAGCAACGCCCGTTACATCATCGCATGGGTAGTGATGGCCTCGTCGTTTGCTTTCCTCGGCTACATGGCTCTGAGAGGTGATGTGTGATGAACATCAATTCAATTCCAAACCAGATCATAACCGGGCTGATCGCCAGCGCATTCTTTGCATATTGCATAACCGGCGCGGCGGCGTTTCTGGTTGCTATTGTCAGCCTTCTTGGTGGTGCCGGATGAGCGACGTGGCCACCATCACCCGGATGAGAGAGCGCATTGAAACGCTTGAAGAAGAAAACAGGCAACTCAAGGCTTCGGTCATTCCCGACGCATCAAGCCAGACATGGAGGCTTGGATTAACTAAGACGCAATCAGCAATGTTCGAGCGTCTTGAAAAGTCTGAAATGGCGACAAGGGAAGCCCTTTTGAGTGTCATTGAACAAACGACCGGGCAGCCATCAAACCCAAAAAGTCTGGACACGATGATTCATTACATGCGCCGTCGCCTCAAAGGTTCGGGGCATCAGATCCGCACCGTCTGGGGTGTCGGCTACAGGCTGACAGGGAAGGATATGAATTTATGATTGGCACATCAACAGACCTAGCATCATATCGCAAGCATATAGCATCGCGTGGGATCGCTATCGCCAATAGGGGATTTACCCCGAAAAAAATAGGCGGATCTGCAAAGCATCATCAAAAAGCGGTTTTAGATTTCGCATTCAACAGAGGGCAAAGCGCGGTATTTTTGGACACTGGACTTGGCAAGTCGCTCATTGAGCTGGAATATGCCAAGGGCTGCGCCGACGAAACTGGCAAACCTAGCCTGATCCTGACGCCGTTGGCCGTTGCCGGTCAGATGGTGCGCGAAGGTGAGAAGTTCAACATCGAAGCGCGTCACATCAAAGATCAATCTGAGGTAGGTTCTGGCGTGATGGTTTGCAATTACGAGCGGTTGCACAAACTTGACCCAAGCTCATTCGGGGCTATTGTTTTGGATGAAAGCAGCATTTTGAAATCATTCGCGGGCCGCACAAGAACAATGCTTCTGAGCATATTCAAAGATTGCCCATACAAGATGTGTGCGACAGCAACGCCTTCTCCAAACGATCATACGGAACTTGGCAATCACGCTGAATTTCTTGGAGTAATGCGTCAACAGGAAATGCTTTCAAAGTGGTTTATCAACGACACGTCAACTGCATCGCAAGACTGGCGACTAAAGGGACACGCAACAGAAGACTTCTGGGCATGGGTAGCGTCGTGGTCGAGATGCGCCACGATGCCAAGCGATCTGGGCGGAGATGACGCCGGATACATCCTGCCTGCCATTGATAGGCATATTCATGAGGTGCAGGCGGATCGGCAGAAAGATACCGACGGCATGTTGTTTCGAATCCCTGAACTGAGCGCGACTAGTTTTCACGCGGAAAAGCGTGCGACGTTGGACGACAGGTGCGCAAAAGCGGCGATACTCGCAACGCACGATGACCCTGTTACGGTCTGGTGTGAAACCAATGCCGAAAGCGCGATGCTTGCTAAGATGATACCCGGGGCCGTTGAAATTCACGGATCGTTAAATTCCGACGAAAAGGAAAGACGGCTTTTGGATTTTGCTGACGGGAAAATACGTGCCATCGTGACCAAGCCAAAATTGGCTGGTTTCGGGGTCAACTGGCAGCACTGCTCACATGCTGTTTTTGCATCAATCAGTTTTTCGTATGAACAGCATTATCAGGCGGTTCGTAGATCATACAGGTTCGGGCAAGATAGCGTAGTCCGCAATGATATTGTCATCAGTGATACCGAGCGCAGCATATGGGATGTTGTGAAGGTCAAGAGCGACAAGCACGACGAGATGAAACTGCGAATGGCCGATGCAATGCGAGCAAACCAAACGGGCGCGGCGCGGCGTGTGGTCTATGACAGGCCGCTAGATTTGGCCTTTCCAGAATGGATTAAAACGGGAGAATGACCATGAAAAAACCTGAATATACCGGCGAAGGGTGGGCGATCCACAACAGCGATTGCATTGAGGGTATGCACGCCATGCCAGAAAGCAGCATTGATTGCGCGGTGTTTTCGCCGCCGTTCGGAGATTTATTCGTCTATTCCGACAGCGAGCGAGACCTGGGCAACTCAGGCTCTGGCGATGATTTTATGGCGCAATATGCGTTTTTTGCATCAGCTCTGGAACGGGTGATGAAGCCTGGCCGGATTGCATGTGTTCATTGTACAGACTTGCCAATGCGGAAAGCGCGAGATGGCGCTATTGGTTTGTCGGATTTTTCCGGCGATCTTATCAAAGCGCATAGTGATGCTGGTATGATTTACCATGGCCGGGCGACGATATGGAAAGATCCTGTTGTGGAAATGCAGCGGACAAAGGCGCTCGGATTACTGTTCAAGCAAATCCGCAAAGACAGCTCTATGAACAGGGTGGGAATGCCAGACTATATGCTTTTTTTCCGAAAAGAAGGCGATAATCCAGACAGAATAGAGCACGCCGCGCCGGGCGATACGGCGGCGGCAATTCCGATTGCAAAGGCGTGGCTGGCAAACATGCGGCGTCATGGGCTGGCATCAACTGTGCCGGATGATGATGTTTTGGCGGCTCTTTTACCTCATGTCGAATTTGACGTTTACGAGTGGCAAAAACTGGCATCGCCTGTGTGGATGAATATAAAGCAGGGACACGTTCTGAACAATTACCGAATGGGAAAGGGCAAGGATGACGAGCGCCATGTATGCCCGCTGCAATTGGACGTTGTCGAAAATTGTCTGCGGCTATATTCAAAACCCGGCGACGTAATCATGGACCCTTTCAATGGGATCGGGTCTACCGGATATATGGCGATCAAGATGATGCGCAGATATTTGGGCTTTGAATTGAAGTCTGAATACGCAGCGGTTGCTAACCGCAACATGATCAATGCTGTGCAATCGCGTGGGGATTTGTTCGGGGTAGCGGCATGAACGAAAGCCTCACAATCCAATTGCCGACTCCTCCGAGCATCTGGAGGCTCTACGTAGGACAGGGAAAGCGGCGCACCAAGTCCAGCATATATCGAGCATGGATCAAGGAAGCAGGATTTGCGCTCATGTCGCAGAGGAAAGCACACAAGAGCATCGATTGTGATGTGGCTGTTTCAATCCGCGCAGTTAAACCAAAGGGCAAGCGCAGGCGGGACATTGATAATCTGATCAAAGCGCCGCTGGATCTGTTGACATCAACACAAACCATCATGGATGATAGCCAGGTTGTCGAACTCGATGTGCGCTGGGTTGATTCCGGTGCAGATTTCGAAATGACAGTGAGGGCCGCTTAATGTTGACACATAACCAATTGGAGCTTTTGAGCTTTATCAAATCCAGATTGGATGCCTCTGGGGTTCCCCCATCCTACGACGAGATGAAAGATGCTATGAATCTGGCTTCTAAATCCGGCATTCACCGAATGATCTTGGCGCTTTGTGAACGCGGTTTTATCCGACGCATTCCAGATATGGCAAGGGCTATAGAAATCATCATAGACCCATATGACCGAGGCCCGGCTGATGGGTGGGGCGCTCGTGAAAGAGTTTCGGAATATCTTCAGGTTCTTGTCCGCGAGAACCAAGAATTAAGGCGAAAAATTAAAGCGCTACAGGGGGCCGCTTAATGTTCATCGCATCAACAAAGCACGTAGACGCCAGCCCGATTACGAATTCCGCAATATGGAAGCGACAGAACAAGGAACAATATGCCGCCATAATGGAGGCAAGGATGCAGCGTGAAAAAGAGGAAAAGGCAGAGGCCGCACGCATTGTCGCCGAAGAAAAAAGGCAACGAGACATAGAGAAGTGCGTGAGTATGCTTAGGTCCGAAGCGCTCCGCGATGATCGCTATATTGGCAAGCGGATACTTGAGGCGGTCAATGCTGGATACACCCTGAACAGTATTGGCCAGCGTGTGTGTCTTGTCTTTGGCGTCACCCTGGAGGAATTGCAAAGCACATCAAGGTTGCAGCGGTTCATTCTGCCGCGTGCCTGCTTCTCATTTTACGCAAAAACTGAAGGCAAGCGCTCATACACACAAATTGCCAGATATCTGAAGCGTGACCACACAACGATAATGCACGCGGTGAAGCGTTATCCATCACTTCGCAATGAAGCCAAGGCAAAGAGGGCCAAATCATGAGCAAGCAGGAAGTCATAGCGGAACTCGAAACGGTGCTGGATCCGGACCACGCGCAATGGGTTTGGGAACATCGCAAGACGACGATCAAGAAGCCGCTCACAGTAAGGGCCGCGCAATTGCTTTGCCGCCAATTCAGCAAGTGGCACGATCCGAATGAAGCCGCTGACATGATGATTGAGCGGTGCTGGCAAGGTTTCAAAGCCGATTGGATGCCAACAAACAATCAGGCACAGGGCCGATCACAACCGCGTCGTGGCGGGTTTATGGACGCAATTATTAAAACAGGGTTTGGGATGGAGCAACGGCATGAAACCGGAGACAGAGCAGACAATAGCAGCAATGTGGAACGCTTTCCCAGCCAGCCGCGACATGGATCGCGAATTAACCATTAGGGCCTACAGGAGCGCTTTGAGCCAATTCAATGATGGTGCAATACAGAAGATTGCAACACGCTATCTGACAGGCTACTGTGGCCGGGAGAACAAGACGTTTTGTCCGTCCCTGGCTGAGTTTACCGATGCCGTGCGCAAGGAAAACGGATTCTGGATTGGCTCGCAGCCCAGGCCATTGCAAACTGGGTACAAATCATTGGCCTATCAGGGCAACCCGGATCG